TTACCCCTCCGCTTGGGCGGTGTCGATCATAGCGTGCCATGCATCGGTAACCGCAGGGCGTGTCTGGAGACCAATATCCCTAAACCTTGATGAACCCTCCTCAACCATCTTTTCGCTCGGCTCCCGGATCGCTCGAAGCACTGCAAGGACTTCAGATACATATTCTTCCCATGCAAAATGTCCCTCGCCGGGCTTTCGCAGGTCGAGAGCAACAGACTTTTGCAGCCCGGGACCCGAGACCGTGTCCGGATCTTTTCTATCCAGCGTGCAGAGGGCACGCGCTGCGCGTTCGATCGGGGTCATGCCATCAACTCCGCTTGAGCGGCAGCGATTAGCGCTGCGTCACCTGCATCATCTGCAATGAGATGGCCGTAGGTGTCGAGCGTCAATTCGATGTTCTCATGGCCTATCCAGACCTGAAGCCGCTTGAGGTCGATCCTCTGCTTGATCCAGGCGCTCGCCGCCGCGTGGCGTAGGCTGTGGAGGCCATACCGGGCAGCGACGACGGGTTGGTCCTTCGCGTCGAGTTTAGGCTTGCCGTCGATCAGCACCGGATCGCAGATACCGGCCTTCATCTGAAGCGGGAAGAATTTGCGGCGCAGAAGGTGGCCATAGTCCTGCACGTTCCCGGCGCTATTGGGGAAGACGAGACCCGCATCACCGATCGGGCAGCGCAGCTTCCATTTCTTCAACTCGGCCACCAGCGCATCGCCGATGGGAATTGTCCTATATCCCGCCTCGCTCTTCGGAGGGCCAAGCGCGCAATATTTGTCGGCACGCTGCGATACCGTGATGGTCTTTGCTTTGAAGTCCACGTCTTTCCAAGGCAGCCCGCGAATCTCAGACGCGCGCAGCCCTGAGAAGACCGCGACCATGACCAGCGGCTTCATTGCCTCATCGGCCTGGTCGATCATGCTGCGAAGCTCCGCAGTAGTCGGGATGACTGCCTTGGGCTTCTCCCGCTTCGACCGACCGGCTTTGACCTTGGCGGCGACATTCTGCGCGACCAGTCCGCGACGCATACCCTCGGCGAGAATGCTCGACAGCGCCCGCACAATCTTCCCCGTCATGGCCTTCGAACGGCTTTCTAGCAGTTCGTCGCGGAAGGCCTCTACCTTAGGCTGAGAAAGCTTGGTCAGCTTCTCGGCGCCGATCAGCGGGACGATATGGAGGTCGCGAAGCGCCTTATATTGTTCGATGGTCCCGCGCTCGCGATCATTGGCTTCTGCGGCCTTCACCCATAGGTCGGCGGCATCCTTGACCGTCACGCTCTGACTGTCGGCGACGTGAAGGCCTTTGGAGACTTCCCATGCTGCGTTTGTCAGCCAAGCGTCGGCGTCTTTCTTGCGGTCGAAGGTCTTCGCGCGCCGAGCGCCAGCGCCATCGCGATAATCGACCAGCCATGCGGTCTTCTCGGTGCCGTCAACGGCGGTCCAAGTGCGTTTACGAATTGATGCCATCGTCGATTGCCTTTCGTCTCTCGCCGACAATTACGTCGAGACGGGCTTTTCCAAACTGTCGGACTGCTTCGCCATGTTCAAGGATTGCGTCGCGAAGGTCGTCGAGTATCTCGGCTTGGCTCCGTCCTACCAGCTCTATGCAACCCATCATAATCAGCATCATTATCGAAAGGTCGATTACCGACCATCGCCATAAGTCGCCCGTCAGAGGTGAGATTCTGGTTTCAAGTCCGAACACGTCCGCAAGCCGTTTTCGCGAAACGAAAGACATTGCTCCAATAGGCTGTCCGCCTCCGGCGACTGGCGACGGCGAAAAGAGCGCCTCCGGGCTGATGAGTAGAAAAACGTCTTTGTCCGGGGGGCGTCGGGGCACGACCGCCAAGAGGCAGGCCAAAAATATCTCGTCGCGCTGAGACCGTATTAAGGCTGCCGCCTGCGGAGCGGACCAGCCCATTTGTAAAAGCTCTACCGCCACGGTTGCTTCAATCAGCAAGGGCAGCGTGTAATTTACGCGCTTCCCTTTTCCAGGATTAACGTCGCCCGGAATGCCTTCGCCTTGAAGCTTCCGAAGCTTGGCTCGGAATGCACCCATCGCTGGCGGGTGGACATGGTTCATCTTCGCCAGCGCCTCGACCATTTCTGCATAACTGAGCTGCATTCACTCGCCTCGAAAACCTGATTCGGTTTTTCTTGTTGCATGCGCGGCGCGGACTGTCTAGTAAAACCCATACCGGTTTTGATATAGATGGAGGCTGCAAAATGGAACGGATCGATTTGAAGGAAGACTTGCTCAACGGAGCCAAAGCGGCTGCCGCATATCTCGGTGTGAGCGCGCGGGCAGTTTATCACATGAGCGAGAACAACCTCATTCCCGTCATCCGCAAAGGTCAGAAGCTTTTCTTTCGCAAGAGCGAGCTTGATGCCGCGTTTCGGGCTGACGCCGCATGACGGTTAGCGACCAAGCCTTCGAGCTGCTGGACGCTCATCGTCGCGGCGAGATCACCCTGACCCGCAAGGCCGGGTCCTTCTGCGGACAGACAGCGGTCGCGCCCGAACCCTTCACCGAAAAACAGGCCGAGTGGTTTGCGACGTTGCTGCGCCGTGCCGGCCTTGATGACGGAGGTGTGTCCAATGACAACCGACTTCAACAATGACCTACCGGAATATCCTCAAGGTGCAGGATTCCAGCGGAATAGCGCAGCTTCAATGGAAGGCGCCCGCCATATAAATGCAAAGCGACCGACACTTTTGGCGATGTACCACGACTTGGTCCTCGCGGCTGGCCCCAACGGTATCACTGGCGACGAGATTGCCGAGATGGTGGAAGGCGAGGCCTACCTCGTTCGCCCGCGCCTGACTGACCTGAAAGAGCTGGGCAAGATTGTCAGCAAGGGCGAGCGCCGTGAAGGAGCGCACGGCGTATCGGTTACCATTTGGATCGCCGCCTGTTTTGCCCCTGAGATCGATCGCCCCCAAGGCGACCTTTTCGACGTGGCCGCATGACGATGGTAGCGGGGCCTGAAATCCATTTGACCAAGGACGGCCCGTTCTACCGGGTCCGGGTCGAGCCGCGTGATGCGCTCCCCGATCATATCCTTGTCTCTGAAACCCACCTGGGCCTCCTGTCGGCATCGCTCGCCGCGCGGCTTCTGTCGAACGCAACGGGCTTCCCGATCAACGGCCACACGAAGGCCAGCGCGCATGGGTAGGAGCAAAGGCAACCGCCCGAACAAGTCGGGCCGGAACGACGGACCGCGCGACCCGTTCACCCGCCTGCCCCACGCGGTACAGGCGTCGGGCGCATATGCTGCTCTCACCCCCAATGCACGCGCGCTGTTGATGGAAATACTCTCCATGCACAACGGCGAGAACAACGGCAGCTTGTGGCTGTCCGTCATCGACGCAGCTCATCGTATGGGCATCGCCAGTAAGGACAGCGCCCGCGCGGCGTTCGCCGAATTGATCGACGTCGGCTTCCTGCGAATGACCAAAGAAGCTCACTGGTCGATCAAAGCGTCAGAGACGTCGCGGGCGCGGTGCTGGCGGATCACTTTCCTTCACGCGCCGGGGACGGGCCTCACCGACGAGTGGCGCAAGTTCGAACCGACCGCGAAGGCCGCGCGAACCCGGATGGAAAGGGGGCTGCGCGTGCGCAACGCCTACTACAAAGCCAAGGCTCAAGAAAAATTGCCGGTACTGGATTCCGGTACGATCAAGGCTGCGGCGCAGAGAATAGAGGCCCTAGCCGTACCGGATTCCGGTCCCGCTAAACCCCAGAACGACGAAAAACAGCCGAAGTTCGTTAGGCCTGATTCCGGTCCCTATATAGCTATGACCATGGGAATGGGGCGCGGCACCCTTTGCTGGCGTGAGGGCGGGCGCCTTAGCGCCCTGCCCGACATCCTCATTCCGCAGCGGGCCATTTCAGCCACGACCGACCGGATGGCGGCATGAATATGACCGAAAATAGGGGGTCAAAAAAATCGGCGGCGTTTCCGCCATTTTCGGAGCCTTTTCCTCTAATCGGGAAAATGGCTGTTTCCGGGGACTTTCGCCGGATTGTCCAAGGACAGGCCCGTCAACCTGCTTCACCGGTCAACGAGGTTGACCAGTCAACCGAATTGACCCCCGCCAGACTGTCACCCCTGCCGGTGAGGCACCCCCGCAATTATCGCACCCCGCAGAATCTGCGCCCTGCAACCGCTGCGGGGGTCACGTCAGTAACGGCCCGTAACGCGTTACCGCAGCGCCGATGCAACGTCACGTGACCGTTGCGCGACGGTCCCAACCAAGGAGCATCACATGAACGAGAAAGACCCAGAGGCGGAAATGACCGGCGCCGACAAGACAATGATGGAACGGCTCGTGATGGCCAACACCGATATTGGCGGCGAACTGGTTGCCCGCGCATGGGCACGACGTGTCGCTCGGGTCCTGGTCGAAATCAGTCCCACCCTCACCAGCAACCAGCTGGGGATTCTCATCGGCGCCGGCGGCTTCGTCGTCAGAGCCTATCGCGCCGAACTCGCCGCGGAAGCGCAGGCGGACGCGATTCTTGCAAAGCTCAAAGGAGAATAATCGATGTCAAAAACAAAGCCCCTCCCCGCTGCGGACCTCGTGCAACGTCTGCTCGCTATCAAAATGATGGCGGCGGGTCTGAAGGACGCGATGCCGACGATGGCCCGCGAGCTTCAGCGATCCATCTGTGAAAGTGTTGACGACCTGGTCGAGGATGTCGCCGGCCGATGAGGTACGATTTGCTGACCGAAGATGAGAACGGCAAGTGAGCGGGCGCCCTTACATCCCGCTGCCGCCGATTATCGGCTCGATGGCTTTGAAAATGCCGCCACGGCCTCGCCGGTCCCTGACCATGCCGCTGCCCCCGGGCGACGCGGGCATTGATCGACCTCGCCCTCGGCGCACGTGGGTGACTGGCGCGGCATTGCTCGCGCTGAGCTTGGGGCTGTTCGGTTTCCTCACACACTGCGCTGAGCCGCAGCCGGTCGCATGCCGGGCGATACCGAAATCGGGGATGCAATGAGAAAGCACCCGCGCGTCACCTGGCACGCCGTCCGTCGGTATCAGGATCGGGTCGAGGCCGTGCGAACCGCGATCGTCGTGCGCCGACTGACCGGGCCAGCGTTCGATGCCGTCAACGATCTGGGCGGAGGGGCTGTCATCTTGCCGTCTGGGCACCGCGCCGTCTGCGGCGAAGGCGCGGTTATCACAGTGCTGGAAAAGGGCCGGCGCTTTTTCGGATTTCGAGGGAAGAACTGGCATGACGAGTAAATCAGAAGCAATGTCGCAAATCCGCGATCTCCCCGACCGAGACCGGATCATCTACGGGGCGCTCGCACGCGCCGCCAAGCACGGTCTGCCCTGCCCGACTGCCGACGATCTCGTCGAGATGTCCGGGCTTTCGTCGGTGAGCGGAACCGTCGACGCCATGCACAGACTTGAGAATCGCGGATTGATCGAGGTCCGCCGATTCCAACGCAGTCGACAGGTCCGTATCGTCGAAACGAATGAATGGACGTCGTTGCCCCTCAATTGCGCGCCGCACTGGCGCGACCGGCCCCGCGAAGTCCCGGGTCCGAGCGTGACGCATATGCGCGACAAATATGTAGGCCTCGCTGCCGATATGGAGCGCTGGGCGCGAGGCCGTGGGGTCTCCTTCGCCGACGCGCTGGTCGATCTCGCATGGGTCGGGTGGAAAGTGGAGATGGAACGTGGCTGACCTAGCGCCCAAGCGGAAGCGCTTCGCGGACGAGTACCTCATCGACCTGAACGCGACGCGCGCCTATCGCGCGGCGGGGTATCAGGGCAGCGATGTGGTCTGCGCTGCTGAGGGGCACAAGCTCCTTAGAAATCCAAAGGTCGCCGAATATATCGCGGCGGCTATGGAAGCGCGCGCCAAGCGGACGAATGTCGACGCGGATTGGGTGCTCACGCGCCTCGCCGCTGAGGCTGATGCTGACCTTGCCGACCTCTACGACGATAACGGCAATCTCCTTCCGGTGAAGCAATGGCCGCTCATCTGGCGGCAAGGCCTCGTGGCTGGTGTCGAAACCGTCCGGGAGAAGGGTGCAAGGGGACGCGACGGCGGCGAAGACGAGGAAGACAGCTTTGTCGACAAGATCAAACTCAGCGACCGCGTGAAGCGGATCGAGCTGCTTGGGAAGCATGTCGACGTGCAGGCGTTCAAGGATCGGGTCGAGCACGACGTCACGAGCGATCTGATTGCCGCTATCCAGGCGGGCAACAAGCGGGTGTTGGATGGCGGCGCAGCCTGACCCGCATGTTGCGCTGGCTGAGCGCATTGGGGAATTTCGGCATGACCCGCTGGGCTACGCGCTGTTCGCCTTTCCGTGGGGCGTGCCGGGCACTGACCTAGAGAACGACGACGGCCCTCGTCTGTGGCAGCGCGAGCGCCTTCAGGCGATCGGCGAGCACCTCCGCAATCCCGCGACCCGACACAACCCCTATCGTGACGCGGTGGCCTCTGGGCACGGTGTCGGCAAATCCGCCGAAATAGGGATGACGGTCAAATGGGCGCTCGATACGTGCGTCGATACCCGCATCATCATCACGGCCAACACTGAGGGCCAGCTCCTCACGAAGACCTCGCCCGAAATCGCGAAGTGGTCGCGGCTGTCGATCACGTCGCCGTGGTTCAAGCCGAATGCGACGAGCCTCGTCTCTACCATGCCGGGCCATGCCTCGTCTTGGCGCGCCGATCTTGTCACCTGGTCGGAGAACAACACCGAAGCCTTCGCGGGTCTCCACAATCAGGGGAAGCGCATCGTCGTCATCTATGACGAAGCCTCACGCATCGCCGATAAGGTCTGGGAGGTGACGCTCGGCGCACTGACCGACGAAGACACCGAAATCATCTGGCTCGCTCGCGGGAACCCAACGCGCAATACCGGCGAGTTTCGCCAGTGCTTCGGACGCCACCGCAACCTGTGGACGACGACGCAGATTGACAGCCGCACGATCGAGGGCACGAACAAGACCTATCTCGACGAGCTCGTGACGACGTACGGCCTGACCAGCGACATCGTGAAGGTCCGCGTGCTCGGACAATTCCCGTCGGCCGCCGCAATGCAGTTCATCGCCTCCGACACTGTCGAGGCAGCGCGCCATCGCGACGCACCGCCCGGCCTCGGCACGGACCCGGTTATCTTCGGCGTCGACTGTGCCCGGTTCGGTGACGATCATTCGACGTTGGCGATCCGCTGCGGCCGCGACGCGCGCTCTCGCCCTTGGAAGCGGTGGCACGGCGTTGACGCCATGACTCTGGCCGGGGACATCGCGCTTGAAGCCGCAATCTATCACCCGGACGCGATCTTCGTTGACGCGGGCAACATCGGCGCCGCTGTCGTCGATCGCCTTCGCCAGTTGCTCCCCGACACCCTCATCGTCGAAGTGTGGTTCGGCAGCACCAAAGTCCGCGACGCCAATTGGGTCGGCGGCACCCGCGTTCGTGTCGCGAACAAGCGCGCTGAGATGTGGACGAACATGCGCCACTGGCTCGAAACAGGCTGCATTCCTGACCACCAAGGGCTGGCCGATGACCTCGTAGGGCCTGAGTACGGGTTCGATGCCGAACAGGCGATCATGCTTGAAAAGAAGGAGCACATGAAAGCGCGCGGCCTTCCGTCTCCGGATGATGGCGACGCACTGGGCTGTACCTTCGCGGAACCGGTGCAGCCGCGTGCCATGCCGGCCTATCTCGATCCCCACAGCTATAGGAAGCAATCGGACTATGACCGATACGGCGAACTATCGTAACTTCGAGCAATGGTGCCTGATGTCGGGGCTGGATCGCGACTTCGTCCGGCGGAACTATGCCGCCATTCGTGCGCGGTTTGAACGGACACCTGACACTCCGCTCCAGCCGTTGGACCGTCCCACGCCAAAGCCGCGCGACCGTTACGACGAACTGCTCTAGTCCGATTCAACGCCATTGGCGTGCCCCGTAAGGCTCGTCTCCACGAAGGAGACGCGCTGCATGTGCACGCCAAAAGCACCCGATGTCCCCGCCCCGGTCGAACGCCAGGCGGTAAAGCTCCCCGACGAAGGCGTCGACATCACCAAGGATTCGGCGAAGCGCCGCCGCGCGATCATGGCGGGCATCGTCACGTCGCCGCAGGGCGCACTGGGAACGCCTGCCACGGCTAACCCGACCCTCGGCTGATGTCAGCAACGATCCGCGAGCATTGCGAGACCCGCCTTGCGGCGATGAAGGGCATTCGGACGGATTACGAAGCCGAGTGCCGGGAAATCGCGCGCTTTGCGCAGCCCGCTCGCTCGCGGTTCCTGATGACGGAAAAGAATAAGGGTTCGAAGCGCCGCGCAGCGAACAACAGGCTGCTCGACCCGCACGGCATTGAGGCCTTCCGCACCCTGACCAACGGCATGACGTCGGGCCTGTCGTCGGCCTCGCGCCCTTGGTTCTCCCTGACGCTCGACGATCAAGCCATTATGGAAGAGCCGGGCGTCCGCGACTGGCTGAGCGATGTCGAGAAGCGGATTTACACTTTCCTCTCGTCGACGAACTTTTACGGGGCGGTCAAGAGCGGCTACGCCGAAATGGGCCTGTTCGGCACTGAGGCCTGTGTGATGGTCGAGCACCATGTCTACGGGGCCGTCTGCCACCAGATGACCTTCGGCGAATATTGGATCGCCCTGTCTGACGGCCTCCAACCCGACACGCTCTATCGGCAATGCCCGATGACCGTCCGTCAGATTGTCCAGTCGTTCGGGAAGTCCGCGCCTGCCTCTGTTTTGCAGGCCTATGATCGCAGCGACTACGAGCGCGAGCACGAGATTTATCAGGCGATCGAGCCGGACCCTGACGGGCGGCTCCCCTACCGGTCCGTCTACTGGGACGCTGGCGAGGACCGGAACGACACGCTGCGGGTCTCTGGCTACCACGAGCAGCCCTTTTGGGCGCCGCGTTGGGACGTCGTAGGCGGCGACATCTACGGCTTCTCGCCGGGAATGGAGGCACTGCCGGCGCTTCGCGAGCTTCAGCTACAGGTGAAGCGCCGCAACGAAGCGATCGACCTTCTCGCCCATCCCGAAAAGATTGTCCCGACCGGCGTCCGGCTGACCGGACAGCCCCGCAACATCGCGACCGGCAACGGGCTGACGAAGGATCAGGTCTTCGTGCCGTACCAGATGCCCTATCAGGCGGTGGCGGCGATCAGCGCTGAGGCTGACAAGTGCAAGGTACAGGTCAACAGCCTGTCCTTCGCTGACCTGTTCAACGCGATCACGAACATGCGCGGCGTCCAGCCCCGCAACTTCGAAGAGATCGCGAGCCGCAACGAGGAAAAGCTCACGCAGCTCGGCCCCGTCATCGAGCGCGTTGCAAACGAGAAGCTCGAACCTGCCATCGACCGTGTTTTCGGTATCATGGAGCGCGGCCGACTGCTGCCGCCAGCGCCCGACGCTCTTCGCGACCGCGCAATCAAGGTCGAGCTGGTCTCGATCCTTGCCCAGATGCAGCGCATGGTCGGTATCGGCCAGATAGAGCGAACCGCTTCGTTCGTTGGCAATCTTGCGGGTAGCTTCCCCGACGCGGCCGACAAGCTCGATGTCGACGAAATGATCGACGAGTACGCGCAGCGGGCCGGTGCGCCTGCCCGGATGATCCGGTCGACGAAGGACGCAGCCAAGATACGCACTGGTCGCGCACAGGAGCAAGCGCAGGCCAAAATGATGGCCGCCGCTCCCGCGCTCAAGGATGGTGTCGAGGCTGCGCGCCTCCTGAGTGAAACCGACGTCGGCGGCGCGCCGCTGCTCGATACGATGCTCGGTGCGGCATGATCCAGCCAAGCGACCTGATGTTCCTTGCTGGCCGACCCGAGTTCCGGCGATTTTTGTTTTCGGCGATTCAACTCGCTGGCATCACGTCCCCAGCCAATGGGCACGAAACACGCGACCTCGCGTTCTCCGAGGGGCGTCGAAGCCTGGGGTTGGAACTGCTGCAATTGGCCGACCAAGGCCAGCCCGAAGCGCTGCGCACACCGCACGCTCTCGCGACGCTCAATGCAGCACTCATGGAAGCCATGAACCCCCCTTCGAAACCCAAGGAGAAACCGCGTGACCGGTACGATGACATTCCCGACTAACCCCCGATCGACCCATATCCGGCTCATGTCCGGTTCGTCGCTGTCGCCTGTTGAGCGGCAGATGGGCCGCCTCATGCGCTCGCCCGACGATCACGTCGACCCGGCGCCGGCTGACCCTGCTGTAGCCGATCCGGCTCCCGTTGACCCCGCCGTCGATCCTGCTGCCGCCCCTGCTGCTGCCGTCGATCCTGTCGATGATGGCAGCGGCCCGACCGCGCTCGGCAGCGAGGAAGAGCCGGACGCTTCGGCTGATCCTGCCGCGCCGGAAGGCCCGCCCGAAGCCTATGACCTTGCGACGGAAGGCGTGGACCTCGATCCTGATGCGGTCGCTGACGCCGAACCGGTGCTCCGCGAACTTGGCCTGTCCAACGACAACGCCAAGAAGCTGGTCCCGGTCGCACAGAAGTTCGCTGACCGCGTTGCTGAGCGCACGCTCGCGACCGTCATTGGCGAGGGCAACGCACAGCGCAAGGCATGGCTCGACGAAGCCAAGGCAGCCGACGACATCGGCGGCGGCAAGTGGGAGCAGACGCTCCACGTCGCCGCGCGCGGCCTCGATTCACTTGGTTTCGTGAAGGGCCACCCCTTCCGCCAGTCGCTCGAAGCGACCGGCTACGGAAACCACCCAGACATGATCCGCATGGCGGCAAAGCTCGGCGAGCTTGTCGGCGAGGATGGTGATTTCGTGAGGGCGGACGCTTCGGCGCCCACACAAAAAGAAGAACTGTCGAAGCGTCTTTACCCCGAAGACTAAGGAAATTTAGTTATGGCTATCATCGGCAACACCTATCTCGGCCTCATCGACGTGATGAAGCAAAACGGCAACGAACTCGGCGATGTCGTCGAGGCGCTGCACACCCTCAATCCGGTGATGAAGGACGCCAACGTCGTCACCTGCAACATGGGGACGAAGCATCGTTCCTCGATCCGCACCGGCCTGCCGTCGGTAAGCTGGGGCGCGCTCTACGAGGGCATCAAGCAGTCGAAGTCGGCCACTACGCAGGTCGATGACGTGACCGGCTTTGTCGAGGGTCTGTCGACTGTCGATACCCGCCTGCTCAAGATCGCAGGTGCCAACGCCGCCAAGGTCCGCATGTCGGAATCGACCGCGTTCCTCGAAGCGATGTCGCAGGAGTTCGAAAAGACCTTCTGGTACTCGAACATCGGCGCCAGCCCGCGCAAGTTCCACGGCTTCTTCGCGCGCTACAATGCCCTTTCGAACCCGAACGTCGTGAGCGGCGGCGGTGTCGGCTCGGACAATACGTCGATCGCCATGATTACGTGGGGCGACCAGGCCACTTCGATCATCACCCCGGAGGGCATTTCCGCCGGTATCGACCGCGAAGACAAGGGCGAGCACCGCGTCACCGACGCGGCCGGCGATCCCTACTATGCCAAGGATGAACTGTTCACGCAGCACGCAGGCGTGACGGTCAAGGATTGGCGCTACAGCGGGCGTGTCGCCAACATCGACGTCTCGGACGTCATCGCGGGCACGCGCACCATCAACCCGCTGCTGCGCAAGCTCTACTACCGCCTGCAAGGTCGCCGCACTTACGGCATGCAGAACAGCGGCGGCATCATCGGCGCAACGCGGACGGTTATCTACATGAACCGCACGCTGCTTGAGGCGCTCGACGCCGAAAGCACCAACGGCGCTTCGACCAACAATTTCATTCAGCTCCGGCCGAAGGAAATTCAGGGCGAAGAAGTTCTGACCTGGCGCGGCATTCCGATCCGCGACACGGACAACATCCTCAATTCGGAAACGGTCGTAGCGTGACATAGCTGAGACGGCGCCGCTCAGGCGGCCCGTCTCGGTGGTCCTAGGAGATTACCCATGAGCATTTTCGACATCACCAACCTCTTCTGCGAAGACCAGGCAGTCACCGCTGACGCTGCTTCGACGAACACCATCGACCTCGGCGCGACCGGCAAGCCTTATGGCGACAGCCGCTCGCTTGTCCGCGACATCGGCAAGGGCGACCGCGTCCCGCTGTCGATCAACGTCACCGAGACCTTCAACAACCTGACCTCGGTCGAAGTCCAGCTTCAGACGGACGACAACTCCGGCTTCAGCTCGGCAAAGGTCGTGGCGCGAGCGACCTACCTGCTGGCCGAACTGACGGCTGGCAAGCAGCTCACCTTCCCCGACGACATCCCGGAAGGGACGAATGAGCAATTCATGCGCCTCTATTTCGACATCACCGGGACCGCGCCGTCGACCGGCAAATTCACGGCCGGCATCGTCGCCGCCCGCCACAGCAACTTCGTCGGGGGTCAGTGAGATGTCGGAATATAAGACCTATCGCGCCAACGCCGAAGGCTTCGACGGCGACAAAATCCGGCCTGAAGGCGACGTCTTCACGACCAACATCCCGAAGGGGAGTTGGATGACGCTGCTGGACGCCGACGGCAACGATGTCGATGAACCGGTCCGCCCGGCGACGGAGCCGGGTCCGCTGGACGGCAACGTCGACGAACTGACCCTGCACCTCAAAGGCGTCAACGACGTCGATGCCGTGCAGAAGCTCATCGACGCCGAAACCGCGGGCAAGTCGCGCAAGGGCGCCTTGGCCGTGCTCGAAGCGCGTCGCGACGAACTGCTGGCATAACCCGGTTTGCTGGGGGCATGAGATAGGCGGCGAGCGAAAGCCCGTCGCCTATTTTGCTGTCTCGATCATTACCAAATCAATGATCTTGCCCCCGCGCGTGCTGAGGGGGTGAGTGATAGTGACGATATACCCGTCGCCGGAATTACCCTGCAACTGGCGCACGATCTGCTGAAAAGCCTCTAGATCCTCATCGCTGCCGGACGCTGGGCGGAAAGACGCACCTCCGGCCCGTTGCTCCACAACATACCCGGCGCCGCCCAGCAAAATCTCTTCTAAAAACGACATGGTCACCCCCCGGATTGTGTTGGTGCCTGCTACGCCAGTCAGCGCAACTTGGCGACCTCAGAATGACCATAGGCGCCCGATTCAAGCCCTGCGGCCACGCACCTAAGCCACCCTCATGACGACTGTCGCTCTGTGCAATGAGGCGCTCGCAGAAAACGCCTGTCCCTCGATCGCCTCGCTCGACGAGCCGAGCAACGAGGCGAAGGAGTGCAACCGCGTCGCCGCTACCGTGATGTCGGAACTTCTCGACTGGACGGAATGGCTCTGGCGCGAGACCCGGGAGACGCTCGCCGCGATCCCGAATGATCGGCCCGCCGAATGGCTGTTCGCCTATGCCATGCCCGCCGATTGCGCCTCTCCGATCGCTGTGCGCGCGGTTGAGGACGCCGCCACCAGCCTGCCGATCGCCGGGCCTTCGACCTTCCCCGCGCAAGACGCGATCCCGCTGCGGTTCACTGTCTCCGGGACAACTCTCTACACGAACGTCCCGAACGCGATCCTGCTCTACACCAGCAACACCGCTCCCGCGAAACTGCCTCCCCTTGTCCGCCGCGCCTATGTTCTCGAATTGGCCGCGCGCATCTCCTTCGCGATCAAGAAGGACCACAAGCTCAAGCAGACCCTGATGCAACAGGCTGCTTATGCGAGGCAGATTGCCATTGCCGACGAAGCGAACAAGCGGCCTCGCCAAGACCCGATTTACGTCTCCGACGCTGAATATGCGCGAATGGGCGCGTACGAATGACGTTCCGCGCGGGCCAACCGAATTTCAGTCGCGGCGAGCTGGCACCCGAATTGTACGGGCGCTTTGACGTCGACGCATATGCGGCTGGTGTGAAAGAGGCCAAGAACGTCATCGTCATGAAGTACGGTGGTCTGACCAAGCGGCCGGGCACGCGCTTGGTCGACGAGGTAATCGACGGTGCCGAGCCAGCGCGGCTCATACCATTCCAATTCTCTGTGACGCAAACATATGTCCTGGAGCTTGGGCAGGGCTACATGTCGCCCTGCGCTACCGGCGGGCGCCTGCTTGAGCAGGAACTCGTGATTACCGCCATCACGAACGCTGCCAGCGCCCAAGTGACCATCCCATATCACGGCTATGTCGTGGGTCAGCGGATTTATCTGACCGGCGTCGAGGACGGCTCATTGGCCGACTATCTCAATGGCCGCTTCTGGAAAGTCCTGAGCGTGGTCGATGAAAACAATATCACGATCGACGCTGACACGTCCGGCCTTACCGCCTTCGTTTCGTCTGAAGGGGGTATCACGCGGACCGAAGAACCCGACCCGCCCCCGCCTCCGCCCGACGTGCCGCCTCCTGTCACGCCTCCCGATCCTCCGCCCGCTGGTGGCGGCGGTGGCGGTGGCTTCGGCGGCGGTTATGGCGGCGGTGGCGGCTGGAACAATCCGATACCGTAATGGGAGCTGCGCGCGCCTATGTCGTCGGAAGTCCGTACAACGGGGTCGAACTGGCTGAGCTTGATTATGAGCAGTCGGCGGACACGATGTATCTGGCTCATATCGACCATGAAGTGACGAAACTGGTTCGCGCTGGTCACGTCTCGTGGGAGTTCGTCACCCTCACTTTCGGACCCGGCATCTCGGCGCCGACGGGCGTTGGCGCGGTCGCGACGATCACCAACACCGACAGCGAAAACGAAGGGGCGGCCTATTTCGCACAGCCCGATACCTACGTGGTCACCGCGATCAACGACGACACCGGGCACGAAAGTCGGGCGAGCGCCGAATCGACCGCTACGAATGACCTGACGCTGAAGAAAAACTACAACACGATCTCTTGGTCTGCCGTGACCGGAGCGACCCGGTATAACGTCTATAAGGCGCATAACAGCCAGTTCTTCGGTTACATCGGATCAACGGAAGATTTGACGTTCCGCGACGATAACGTCGGTGCCGCGCTGGACAAGGCGCCACCCCAAGGGTTCGACCCTTTCGGCGAACCGGGCGATTATCCTTCTACCGTCACATTCCACGATCAACGCCTGATGCTCGGTCGCACGACGAACGCGCCGAACGGGGTCTGGGGAAGTAGATCCGGCCAATTCGAGAACTTCGACCGCTCCCGTCCGCTGCGCGCCGACGACAGCCTGTCCTTCAGCATCGTGGCCGGCAAGGTCAATGCGGTGGAGCAAATGGTCTCGATTGGCAGCTTGCTCGCCCTGACCAGCGATTCGATCTGCAACGTCGATGGCGACGGCAACGGCGGCGTGCTTACCGCCACGAGCCAGGCACCCCGTCGCCAGATTGGGCGCGGGTCCGCTCGCCTCGGTCCCCTCGTGGTCGACAACGTGGTCTTCTATCTGCCAGCGGTAGGTCGGAGCGTTCGCACCATCAATTTCAGTTTCGAGATTGATGGACTGAAGAGCGATGACGTCGCGATCTTCTCGCCGCACCTGTTCAAGAAAATGAGCATCGTGTCGTGGTGCTATGCGCAAGAGCCTCGCTCGCTGGTCTGGGCCGCGCGCTCGGACGGCAAGCTCCTTTGCTTCACATGGGAGCAGGAGCAAAACGTCTGGGGCTGGACGGTCTGCGAAACCGAAGGCGACGTCCTTTCGGTTTGCTCGATCGCTGAGAACGGCGAAGATCGCGTCTACCTTCTGGTGAAGCGCACGATCGGCGAAGTCGAGCGGGTCTTCGTCGAGCGCATGGCATCGCACGACTGGGCGGGGCTGGAGGAGTGCTGCTTTCTCGATTGCGCGGTGACCGGGGACTTTGAGGAACCCCGCCGGGAATTTTCCGGCCTCTGGCATCTCGAAGGCCGCACCGACGTTGCGGGCCTCTTGGACGGCATCCCTGTTCGCGGCCTGACAGTCTCTGACGGGAAGGTCACGCTGCCGTCGGGGGCACCCTCCGCTCGCCGCGCGACTTTCGGCCTGCCCTATCAGGTGGACATCGAAACGCTGCCAGTGCGCGCCAACATGCCGGGCGAGGGCTGGAACGTCGGACGCAGGCAACAGGCCGGTGAAATTGTTCTCCTGCTCCACGAAAGCAGCGGCGTCCTTGCGGGCGAGCATGCGAACAGCCTCAATCTGCTGAAACAGCGCACGGCCGAATCCTATGGCGTGGCCGACAATCTCCTGTCTGGGGAATATCTGTTCAACAGCGGCAATTATGAGCAGGGCAAGGTGTGCGTTCACATCCGCCAGACCGACCCGCTCCCGCTTACCCTGCTCGCCGCCTTCGTCGACCCGGTGATACATGGATAGCCGTGTACGGCTTATGCCTGCAATTACACGGCATATCGGAACGATCGCGCGCCGGATGCGGGCTGTTGATGAGCGCGAGTGCAAGGCGTTCGGGCACACTGGCAAGCAGGCGCTGCGCGAGGCCGTGCTCAACAGCACGCACGCCTGGACGGCTTTCGTCGATGACCGACCTGAAGCGATGTTCGGCCTCGTCGTGAACAGCGCTTTGACGGGCGAGGGCGCACCGTGGTTCCTCGGCACCGATGAAGTCTATCGCCATGGCCGCGAGCTACTCATGTGGGGACCGGCGATCATCACCCGCATGCACGATTCAAGCCCCCGGCTGCGCGGCTTAGTGTCGCGCGAAAATACCGCCGCGATCCGGCTGCTGCGAAAATGGGGCTTCGACGTGGAGCTTGATCGGCAACGGATCGGCGGCGCCGACTTCTACCCCTTCGAGGCGGAACGATAAGATGTGCGAACCTGCAACCCTCCTCATTGCCTCCGCCGTAGTGACGGCGGCCGGACAGGGCTATTCGGCGCTGCAATCCGCCGCCATGCACCGATACGAAGCGCGCGTGTCGGATGCCAACGCCAAGCTCGAAAGCGAGTCGGCATTCCGCGAGACGGAAAACACGCGCCAAGCGGCTTTGGCCCACTATCGGCGCGTCGCACAATTGAAGGGCGAGCAACGCGTCGCGCAAGCCGCGAACGGCGTTTCGCTCGACTTCGGTTCTGCCGCCGACGTCGGGGACGATACGGAAATGCTGGCGCGCGAAGATGCAAGGCGGCTCTACGACCAAGGGGCTGAAAAGGTTCGCGGCTTCGACATTCGGGCATCGAATTACCGAGCATCGGCTCGCGGCTCGCGTGCCGCCGCGAAGGGCGCTGTCATCAAGGGCGCGTTCGATATGGCCGGCACGGCGCTCAACGCCGCGACGCAGTATAGCAAGATGAAGGCCGCGTAATGCCTCGGGTTCGTGTCTATGAAGCTGACAGCGTAGCTCCTGCATCCACAACCGATGCGCGGTTCCGTGCGGCAGATGACGGCGGCGTCGGCTTCGCGATCGGCGAGGGGGCTGCGGCTCTCGGCCGCGCCGGGACCGATTATGCTGAGGCTCAAGCAGAGATCAATTTCAAGTTCGACGACACCGAAAGCCGGAAGGCCACGCAACGCTACCAGTCCGGCGCGGCGAAGCTCCTCGCTGAGTTTCAACTCGAACAAGGTGCCAACGCCTACGGCAAGCGAGAGGCCACCGACGCAGCCCTGAAAGAGCTTCGCGAAACGACGGTCGCCGGGCTTACCAATGACCGTATGCGCCGAATGACCAACGACCGCATTGCAGGCATGTACGACGCTGACACCGTTCGGATTTCGGAGCATACGACGCGCCAGCTCTTGGTCGAGGAGGAGAACACCCTCAAATCGCAAGTTGTGCTGAGCGGCGAAGCTGCTGCCGCGAATTGGGACAACCCGGCGCTCCTCGGAAAGCATCGCGACACGATGCTCGCTGCCGTAGAAGACCTCGGCGCGCTCAAGGGCTGGTCTGACGACACCCTCAAGCTGGAAGCGGCGAACGCCGTTTCGGCGATGCACAAGGATGTTGTGAACCGGAACCTTGCCGACGGCGACATCGACGCGGCTGACGCCTACCTTGAGGCGAATGCCGACGAATTGAATGCGACCGACGAAATCGCCTTGCGCAGCGCCATGAAAGAACCGCTCCTGAAGCGAGTTGCGCAGACCGACTTCAAGCGGGCAATCGCAAGCATTCCCGTACCTGAAGGCACGTCCACGGCGGCCCCGGCGCCGACCGGCACGTCGCTCGAAGTCATGTACGAGGTCACGGCGCAGAGCGAATCGCGGAACCGCGAGCGCGACGCAAAGGGCAATCTCATCACTTCGCCAGCCGGTGCGCAGGGCAAAATGCAGGTCATGCCGACGACGAACACCGATCCCGGTTTCGGCGTGAAGGCGGCGAAAGATAGTTCGGACGCTGAACGGACCCGCGTTGGTCGCGACTACCTGGCCGCAATGCTCAAGCGCTATGGCGGTGATCCGGCGAAGGCTTGGGCTGCTTACAATTGGGGACCGGGCAATCTCGATGCCGCGATGGACAAGTACGGCGATGACTGGCTGAAAAATGCTCCCGCTGAAACGCGCGATTATGTGGACAAGAACATGGCCGCGATCGGCGGAGCAGGTGCGCAGCAATCGCCGCGCACTTGGGACAAGAATGCCGTCTATGCCCAGATTGACGGACTGGCCGACCGTGAGAAGTGGCAGCCCGAACGTCGTGAGCGAGCGAAGGAATGGGCTGACCGCGAGATTGGCCGCGACGAGCAGCTCAAGGCGCGCGACGAGAACCAAGCCGAACGCGAAGCAAGCGAATGGGTGTTGAAAAATCCCAACTTCACGGACGTTTCCCAGATGCCGGCGAACATCCGCGATCGGTTGCCGCCGTCGACACTCATGCAGTACCTAGACGCTGCCAAGCGCAATGCTGCGCCGAAGGAGGTGCAGCCGAACGGGCAGACGGCCTTGGACCTCACGCTCATGTCGATCTACGATCCAGATGGCTTCAAGGGCGCCTCGCTGGGGACCTATGTCGGCTCGATCACTCGGGCCGAATTGGAAAGTCTCGCCTCAAAGCAGGCGACGATGCGAACCGAAAAGCCGAAGGACAATCAGCTTCGCTCCGGCATCACGTCTGCCATTACGTGGGGCGAGAAGTACAGCGGGATTGAGAAACTGGACGATGGCCAGCGCGTGGCGATCTACGGCTTGATGGAGTCGTACGCCATGCAGATGAGCGACGGGGGCAAGAAGCCGCTGTCTGAGAATGACTATCAGGCGATATTCAAGCGCGCGACGCGAGAAGTGCCCACGACAAAATCGACGCTGGGCTTCACGCGTCAGTCGTCGAAGCCGATTTATGATCTGGACACGTCGAACATCCCTGAGGCAACGCGCGACAAGATCGTGGCGGCCTACAAAAAGACCTTTGGGCGCGAGCCGAATGACGATCAAATCGCAGATTATTGGCGTCGGCACTACGCCAAATAGGGCTATTGCTTGTCGCGAATATAGCCCGCGCTTCGGCATTCCATCGCAAGTTCCGCGTTCATTTGGCTTTCCGCTGTGGGCTTATCGGCGTCGGGGTCAACAAACTCCCATTTGCCCTTGTCGGCCTGCTTGCGGTCGATTTCGGCGAAGACGTTCTCCGGCTTAACCGGGGGCGCCATCTTCACCGGCTGGGACAGATTGTGCGCGTCGACCAATGCGGCACACAGGGCTTTGAGCTGCCGTTTCGCCTCGGCGGGGTCTGGCGCCTGAGAGCCTTCCGAGCAGCCGCTCGCGAGCAGCACCGCGATAATGAACATCCGATTCAAGCGCATTGGCCTCACCCCTAAGCCGTTCTGGAAACTGAAGAGGCTCCCTTGCCCCCAACCCTTCCCGGCCTGGACTATTACGATCAGCGCTATCGGCAGCGCAAGCCCGCCAATGAGCCGGTGTCTCGTATTGACCCGCTCGAAGCGGAGATGCGCCGCGAGCGCGATCGACAGACCCGCATCGACCTCCTGACATCTTCATCGCCCGACACCGTCGGCAGGGCGTCGACGATGGCTCGCGAAATTGGGGCCTCGCCCCTTCAGGTCGAGGACAACTTCGCCGATGCCGCACGAGGCCGCGACGTGCGCCGGTTCATGACAATGGCCGAACGCTATCCCGCGATAGGCAAATGGGCGACAGCAAACCCGCGTGGCGCCGCTGCTGCGAGCGACGATTACGACAGTCTTTCCACTCTTGGCAGGGCATGGCGTTCGACCAGCGAAACGGTTACCGGTCTCGGGCCGATGTTGATGTCCGGTGTCTATAGCGCCGCAGGACAGGTCGAGGGAGCCATCGGCGCTGCCTATGATTTGAGCGAATCGCTCAACGTGATGGATGACATCACGGCCGGTTTTGCCGACATCCTCAATCGGCAGTTTGGTACGAACTGGCGGCCTGACCTAACCAAGGCAATAGCGGACAAAGCTTCGGCTGACGCTCGCAAGAAGCGCCTCGCCGCTCTGAAGGCATCAGAGGATTATTGGTCGCCGAAGTCGACGAGCTGGCTCGCTCGCGACCTCTTGCAGGGCGTCAAATCAGTTCCGGTAACGATCGCTGCGCTTGCCACGCGCAGTCCGGGCGGGGCGAGCGCCGTCGTCGGCACACTGACGGGCGGCGGCGAATATCAGAAGGCGCGAGACCAAGGCGCCGATCTCGGAACCGCGCTCGCATATGGCGCGCGCCAAGGTGCGGTCGAAGCAATCACCGAACGCATGCCCGCTTCGAAGTTGCTGAAGGACATCGCGGCGCGGTCTCCGGTCGGCAAGATGATCATGCGCCAGCTCGCGACTGAAATTCCCGGCGAGCAAGTCGCTACCTTTCTTCAGGATTTCGACGAATGGGTGACGCTCAACCCAGAAAAGACGGTGGCCGAGTTTATCGCTGAGCGGCCTGAGGCCATCCGACAGACGCTGTTCGCCACCATTGGCGGCGTCGGCGCGACGACCGCGATCACGACAACGACCACAAAGGCCGTCGACGCCGCTGCGCAGTTTGCCGTGAAGCGCGAAGAGGCCCGCCGCGCGCAACAGGAAGGGGTCATTATCGACCAGGCTGGTGCCGCCGCTGAGGCATCCAAGCTGCGCGAGCGAGACCCTGACGCCTTCGCCGCGCTGATGCGCGAGCTTGCGGAGGAAACGGGTGCCGATCAGGTCTACATCCCTGCTGAGGCCATCCAAGAATTTATGCAGTTGGATTCCTTCGACGCGGGCGCCTGGTCGCAATTCGAAGAGGCCAGCATCGAAGCGATCGCGACGGGAGGTGACCTCGTCGTACCGGTCGACAAGGTGCTCACAGAAATGCCCGGAACGGCGGCATGGGACGCGCTACGCGACCATATGCGACTAAGCCCTGCCGGGATGTCGCGTTCTGAAGCGGAGGCCTTCAACGACGACATAGCGGACATCACCGCGCAACTCGAAGAACAGGCCTCGGCCTTGGACACCTTCGACCGCGAGATGCTCGAAGGCCGCGAGGCGCTGATTACCGATGTGACCGAGAAGCTCATGTCGGCTGGCTACACTCCGTCGGTCGCTCGCACCCAAGCTGAGCTTGTCGGGAAACGGTACGAAACGCGCGCCGCGCGCCTCGGGCAGAAGCTGACCGGCGCGGAATTTGGCGGCGTATCCGTCACGCAAATTCTTCCTGAGAAACTGGCCCTTTCGCAAAAGGACACCGGCCTCGATCGCGTCATTGAGGCCATGCGCCGCAATACGAAGGGCGAAAGCGCGGGCAAGTCGCTGCTGCAATTCATCGCTGAGCGTGGCGGCGTCGACGATCCGGGCGGGGATATTTCGTCCATGGGCGGTGACAAGTGGCACCGTGGCAAGGTCGGGCAGCGCAAGCTGGTCAAGGCTGTCGATAAAAAACAGGCATCGTTCATTAGCGCCGGCCCCCGAGACACCTCGCACGAACTCGTGCTTCGGGCCGCGATCAACGCCGGGTACTTCCCCGAGTTGGAAGGCCGCGAAGCCACGACGTATGACGACGCGATCGACAACCGGGTGCTTCTCGAAGCCATCGGGGCCGAACTGGCCGGCACCTCTCGCTATGCCAAGGAAGTCGATACTTCGACGACCGATGCAGCCGCTGAGCTGGCGGCGCTGCTGAGCAACGAAGGACTGGATCCGACCAAGGCGACACGCCGCCAGATTCGCGACGCTGTGGCCGCTTATTCCGAACGACAGGCTGGCCGCGACTATGAGCAGCCGGGGCTGCGGGCTGAAATCACCGCCGCGTGGGAAGGCCGACAGACGCGCGGCTTCATCGACCTCGGGCCGATGCCGCAGGCTCTCGTCGACTATGGCCTGCCGAGTGGTGCGCTCCAGCTTGGGCGCGCGAAGATCGGCGCCATTGCACGCAAGCACAATATCAGCGTCAACGACCTCGTGCGCCTACCCGCGCAGCTCGAACGTCCGTGGGCGATCTACCCGTCAACGCTTGAAGGTCCGGGTCGGTTTGTCGTGGCGCTGCAACAGCGCGATCAGGCAGGCAATCCCATCCTTGTGGCGATCCAGCCCGACGGTCGCATCACGACGGTCAACTCGGTCTATGGCAAGGAAGGCCGTGCGGGCCTCACTGGCGATCAAGTCGTCAAACAGGCGATCGACAACGCGCGGGCGAAGGGGCTGGCAGTCTTTGAGGGGAATGCTCCTCCGGTCGGTTATTCCGAACCACTAACGGACATGAGACCGGAGAAGCGAAGCCGTCCTGTACTCTCATTGGGCGGAAAAAGCAAGGACGAACGCAGCTTCGACCAGTCCGACGCCACCGCTCTTGAACAAGAGGGCGCTGCCGAACCGCGCGGCCGGATCATCTTTCCGAGCGGAGAATTTACAGGCGTCGCGACAATCGAGCTTTTCAAGGCTCGTAATCTTTCGACCTTCCTGCACGAAACCGGGCACCTCTGGCTGGAGGAGCTGCGCGCAGACGCAGCGTCGGTTGACGATGGCCATCAACTCGCTGCTGACTGGGCGGCGGTTGAGGGATGGTTCGCCGCGAATGGTCATCCGATTGGCGGCAGTCCTGCGCGCGTCGAAACAGTTGACAGCCAATCGCTCATTTCCGCTGCGCAATCCGATGTCGCAAAGGCCGGATCATATCTTCGCGAGCGAGCCGACGCGGGCCTGCTCGGCGGCGCCTCCGTTGAACTGATAATCGAGGGCAAGGTCCACCGGATTACCGGCAAAGGCCTAAAGGACGACAAGGGCCAAGCATGGGGTGCATTTCCCATTTTGCAGCCCTCGCCAGGCGACAACGCACGTTTGGTGATCTCTTATCCGGCGATCGAAGGTGGCGTCATTCCTGTTGAAGCGCACGAAATGTGGGCGCGGGGCGTCGAGCAATATCTCATGGAAGGTAAGGCGCCGGTCGCCTCGCTCAATTCCATCTTCGAACAATTCCGCTCCTGGCTGGTGAGCATCTATCGCTCGGTCAAGGCGCTGCGCTCGCCGCTGACGCCTGACATCCGCAAGGTCATGGATCGCCTCATCGCGACCGACGATGACATCGCGCTTTCTTCCCAAGAGCAGGCGCTCGCCCCTCTGTTGACCGACGCGTCGGGCATGACGGCGGCGGAATATGAAGCCTATGTCAAATTGACCGGCGACGCCCGTATCGAGGCTCGCGCGCAGCTTCTCGACAAAACGGTGCGCGACATCCGCGCCCGCGAAACGAAGCGCTATCGCAATGCCGCGCGTGCCGCGCGCGAAGAGATTGCCGCGAGTGTGGCAGAGCGCCCGGCGTTCCGTGCGATCGAAGCCATGCGGCGGACGCCGATTGACCGCCAGTGGGTGGTCGACAATCTCGGCGCCGAAACCGTGGTCATGCTGCCCCGCTCGGTCCCGCCGCTCTTTCGCGAGGGTGGCGTGCATCCCGACGCCATTGCTGAGCAGGCGGGGTTTGAGACCGGCGCCGACATGCTGGAAGCGCTCATCGCCATGGAAGCGGCGCACCGCACCGCTCGCGAAGAGGGCGACCAGCGCACCATGCGCAATCGGATCATTGAGGAGGAACTCGATGAGATCATGCAGGAGCGTTACGGCAACCCCCTGACTGATGGGAGCATCGAGCGAGAGGCCATCGCCGCGGTTCACAACGAACTGCAAGGCGAGGTCATCGCTTCAGAGGTTCGCGTCCTCGCTCGCCAGTCCGGTAACAGGCCGACACCCTACTCAATCGCCAAGGCATGGGCACGCTCGAAGATCAGAAGCGGCCTCGTCCGCAACGAAGCGCTGCCCAATTCGATACAGCGCTATGCCCACGCCGCCCGCAAAGCTGCACGCGCTGCGGAGACGGCTTATCTGAGCCAGGACATCGACGGAGCCTTTCGCGCCAAGCACGCCCAGATGCTCAACAATGCTCTGCTGTCGGAGGCGAAAAAGGCGCATGAAGACGTGCAGGCCGCCCGCGCCCGCATGGATAAAATTGCCAGCAAGGCGCGGATCAAGAGCGTCGATCAGGACTATCTTGAGCAAGCGCACGCCTTGCTCGAAGCGGTCGATCTGAAACGCCGCACGCTGAAGTCCGTCGACCGTCAAGGAAAATGGGAGGCGTGGGCGAATGCGCGCGCGGCTGAGGGCTTCGACATCGTTATGCCGGCGTCGTTCGAAGCGACCATCGGCACCAACAATTGGACCCGCCTTTCGGTCGAAAATCTGCTCGGCCTGGACGAAGCGGTGAAACAGATTATCCACCTCGGGCGCCTGAAACAGACGCTGCGGGACGGCCAAGAACTGCGCGAGTTCGAAGCGCTCCAGACTGAGGCGGTGCAATCCGCTGCGAAGCTGCCACAGAAGAAGCCTTCGGACCTGATGGAGCCGTCGACGTGGGACGCGATCAAGAGCAAGATCGCCTCGGCCGACGCCGCGCTGCTTAAAATGGAAACCGTCTTCGACTGGCTCGATGGCGGCAACCCGAATGGCGTGTTCAATCGCATCGTCTTCCGACCGATCGCTGAAGCACAAGAGGCCGAACGGGTGCGTTTGGCGAACATGTACGCCAAGCTGAATGAGGCTCTGGCAGCGGTGCCAAAGAAGACGCTGCGCAGATGGAACGACAAGGTTCGCGCGCCTGAACTGCTCAACCGCGAAACCGGCAACCCCTTCGTCTTCACGCGCGACCAGCTCGTGTCGATGGCGCTCAATATCGGCAACCAGGGCAATCTTGATAAACTGACCGGCGGCTATGGCTGGAGCGAGCAAGGTGTGCGCGCCGTGCTCGACCGCGAGCTGACGCAGGAAGAATGGACCTACGTCCAGGCGGTTTGGGACCACGTCAATTCGCTCTGGCCTGACATCGCGGCTCTCGAAAAGCGGCTCAACGGTGTGGCGCCGGAAAAGATCGAGGCAATTCCGGTGCCGACGAAATTCGGCATCATGCAGGGCGGCTATTTCCCGGTGGTTTACGACCCGCGTCGCAACTTCGAGAGCGAGTCGTTTTCCGCGAAGGCTGACAGTCTCTTCGAGGGGATTTACACTCGGGCGACCACGCCCAAGGGTTTCACGAAAGAGCGCACGAATGTCGAGCGCCCCATCCACCTGTCGCTCGGCGTCATCAACCGACACGTCGGCGAGGTCATTCACGACCTGACGCACCGCGAAGCGATCATGCAGGCAGACAAATTCCTCCAGTCGCGCCCGATCATGAAGGCCGTTGACGACAGCCTTGGCCGCGAAGTCCGGCAACAGTTTCGCCCATGGCTCCAGCGCATTGCCAACGAATGGGCTTACGACCGTGCCGGACAGGCGGGCGTCGAAGGCTTCATCAAGAAAGCTCGTCTCAATACAACAATCGTCGGCATGGGCTATCGCTTCACGACGATCATGCTCCAGGTGGCGGGATATTCGAACAGCATCGAGCGCGTCGGCGCGCGCTGGGTCGTGCCCCGGCTCAAGGATGCCGCCAATCCGGCCGCATATAGCTTCGTACTCGGCAAATCGCTCGAAGTGCGGGGCCGGATGGAAACGCTCGATCGCGACATTCGCGACAACGTGCGCAAAGCTGCCGGTCGCGCCGATCTGTCGGCGGTCAAGAAATTCGCCTTCCATGGCATTGGGTACATGGATCGTGTCGTCGTCATCCCGACGTGGCTCGGCGCCTATGACAAGGCCCTCGCTGAGGGAATGAGCGACGCCGACGCAATCTATGCGGCCGACAAGGCTGTCCGTCAGTCACAGGGCGCAGGTGCCGCAAAAGACCTTGCCGCAATTCAGACCGGGCGCGGTTCGTTCGGCGAGGCGGGCAAACTGCTGACGTTCTTCTACACCTTCATGTCGTCGCAGTACCAGCGCACGCGCACCCTCGGCCGGGACGCTCGCAGCGCCTCGGTGAAAGACATTCCCGGCTTGCTGGCCCGGACGTGGTGGCTGCTGATCCTGCCGCCACTGCTGAGCAACCTTCTCGCTGGTCGCGGTCCTGACGACGAGGATGACGAATCGTGGGCTGAATGGGCCGCGTCGTCGATCTTGTTCAACCTCTTCGGCCCGCTCCCGATTGCTCGCGAAGCGGCGCCGGTTATCTACGCCAAGGCCACCGACGGGCCAACTTTCGGCTATCGCTTCACGCCGCTGCAAGGTGCGATCGAAAGCGTCGTCAACGTGGCTGGCGATCTCGGCAACATCGCTGAGGGCGAGGATACCAAGCGCGCCACCCGGAACGCAATCGAGACGGTGGGCTATTTCACCGGCCTGACGACTGGCCAGATGGCGGTGTCGACACAGTTCATGGTCGACGTCAGCTACGGGGAGCAAGACCCTGAGAGCATCGGCGACTGGTACGAGGGTCTGACCAAAGGCAAGGTCTCCGAATAGCCCTGTCCGATTCAAGGCTTCCGCTCGTTCCCCTAGCCCATCCTGAAACCACAGGATTTGGCTCGGCGAATGGCAGTTGATACCGAAAATGGCTTTAGCGGCCCGTTCATTCCGAACGGCGCTACCACTGTTTTTCCTTTCACCTTCACGGCGCCAAGCGCCGCTGAGGTTTCGGTCTTCCTTCGTGCCGCCGATGGCACGGAGACCGACGCGGCGGGGTTCACCGTCACGCTGACGCCCGGCGGCGGTGGCAATGTCACGTTCGCCGTTGCCCCTCCCGCTGGCCCTGAACTCTACATCCTGCTCGCGCCGAACTTTACGCAAGATGTTCAGTTCGAAAATGGCTCGGCGTGGTTGGCTGAGCCGGTGAACGAAGTCGCCGATCGCGCGGCGGCACGCGACCAGGCAATGAAGCGGGAGATTGATCGCTCCCTTCGCGTCCCGCTCGGGGAAACTCCTCCTGAAGGAGGCTCGTTCGCTGGTAATCTAACCGGAAAGGCAATCGGCTTCGTCAACGGCAAGATGGTGCCGGTGCCGAACGACGCATCGACTGCGGCGGAACTGCTCACTGATGTGCAGGACGTGGCGGAGGAAGTCGACCAGGACAAGCAAGCGACCGAGACCGCACGAGACCTGACGCTCGGGTACGCGGAAGCCGCTGCCGCGCAGCCCGGCCTTGCCGCTGCCCAAGTGGTGCTTGCGACGGCCGAAAAGACGGCGGCGGCGCTGGCGAAGACGCAGGCCGAATATGCCGCGCTTGCCGCGACCGCGCTGTCTAACGACAAGGTGTATTTGACGACCGGCGCAGGCATCGCCGACACCGTCGACACCAATCCGTTCATGGTCCCCGATGGTTCGACCGGCAACCTCGCGCTGTGGCTGAACGTCAGCGGCGTCGCGACTGCCGTGGGCACGCCGCAGTTCAAGCTGCTCGGCGTCGAAGGCTATGCCGCGCTGGCGGGACAGGCCCCGGCTTACACGAACGCGGGTGGGCAGGGCGACCGCACCGCGACCGTAACGGTGACCGCCATCGGTATTACCGCTTCCGGCGGCACGCCAGACAACCTCGTCGATGGTGTGGCTGCAAGCACGACTGGCGACGGCTACCGCCTGCCGGGTTCTACCGCAGTTGCGGGGATGCGGCTGCGTTTCGATTTCGGTGCCGGCGCGCGCAAAAACATCACCGAAGCGACTTTCAAGTTCCAGTCGACAAACAGTCTGGCGACATGGAAATGGAGCGCAAGCAACGACCTGACCACGTTTACGGACATTGGCGCCAATCTGACGCTGGCGAGCGCGACGACGCAGGTGATGACCGAACTGTCGGCAAACCGGCTGGGCTATCGCTATTATGATCTCGTGGCCGTGTCCGGCTCGACCCATGCGACGGTCAATTATATTCAGGAAGCCGAGTTTAAAATCGCGGCGACCGACGCCGACGGCATTCCTGCTCTGCCCCCGGGCGGCACGGCGGACCAGACGCTTCGCAAGAACGGCACGGCGAATGGCGCCTCCGAATGGATCGACCCGAAGGAACCTCCGGGCCGCTCGCTGTTCAATCACCTGTGGCCGTGCGACGAAGGTCATGGCACGATTCTACGCGACGTCATCGGAAACGTGCATTTTAACCTCGCTGGCGGCGCGACTGAGGTCAACATCGGCTCGGGCGGCTCCATCGCGTGGGTGAGCGGCGAACTCGTGCTGACCTATGCGGCGATCTCCACCCTCGCATCGGTGACGGCGCAAACGACTATCCTGATTTGCGAGCCGGTGGTCGACGCGGCGCACTATGCCATTGGCCTCGGCAACAGCAATAATCAGATGCACACGACAATCCGCTTCGCTGCCTCGGCGCCGAAGCTCAAGATGCTGCACAGCCTTGGCGTCAACGACCCGGTGACGAACGGCAACAACACGCAATATGGGTTCTCGAACGGCGGCACCACTGGCTCGCTTTCGTGCGAGGCCGCACCGGTCGCTGGTGCGATTATCATCAACGCCAACCGCAACACCGATTGGGCGGGGATGAACACCAATCTCGCGCAGCCCCTTCGCGTGCTGGCGATTGCCACCATGGCGACTGAGCCGACCGCCGGGGAGGCGGCGACGATTCAGGATTATATGGACTGGCTGATGTGGAACCGTGGCCGCGTCCTGACGGGCAAGCGAGCGCGCCGCCGCGCTGCCGTCGCGATCATGGGCGGCGAGAGCACTCTCCATACCTCGAAGATTATGGACGGCACGCCGGACTTCCCGCAGGCGACCCGCCAGGACCCGCTGAATATCGCTATCAGTTCGGTCATGGGGCCGAGCGCGACCGGAGCACTGATGCCGATCCAGAACCTGACTTATTGGCGGGATGTGACGTGGACTGGCTATCAGCTCGGCAACGAGAGCAAGACGTTGCTTAACAATACCGCCGAGAACGACCGCAACCGCAAGGTCGGTCCCGCCTACGGGTTTGCCTTTCGCCATCGCTACGCGCCGACTCCGCGCGAGGTGGAGATGTTCATCTTCAAATGCGCGCAGGGCAGCACGCATCTCGCTCCCTATGGCAGTTCGCTCGCGGCTGGCGGCACGCTAGATTACGGCGACACCTTCGACGCTGGCGCGACAACCGGCTCGACGCTGTTCACTGGTGTCCAGTGCCAAGGATGGGGCAAGTTCGAAGCCGCGCTGCGCTCCATGGGCTTTGGCATCGACTATCTGCACTACTACGTTGCTCGCGGCATCAACGACGCGTCGAATCTGTCGGCAGGCGTCATCGCGAATGCGGCGGCGTGGCAGGGCTGGCGACAGGCGGAGCAAGATCGCTTCAAGGGGTTTGTCGGGGTCACGGTGCTGCCGACTACAGCCGTAGTGGCCCATCTCCCGGTGCCCGGTAACCCCGAGACTTACGCGGGCCAGCTTGGGCAACCCGGCGTGACGGGCTATCCGAACACTGCCGCAGGACAGGTAATGCTGGACAACCTGCTGAAAATTCGTGCGGGCGACCGCTTGCTGGCGAGCAGCGAAATCACCATCCGCGAAGGCGACGCTTACGGGACTGACATTGCCGCTGGCGATAGCGTGCATCCTCCGTTCGCCGGTCTCAAGCAGATGGGCAGCGATTTCCGCCTCGATTTCAGCTTCGCGGCTAAAGTGATCCCAGCTTATGCGGTGTGATGCGCTGATGTCCGCGAGGCCCAAGCCATGACCGGCGTGTCCCTCGCGCTTCTCGGCACCCTTTGCACGGCCCTGGGTGCCATCATTGCCGCCGTCATCACGAGCAGGGTTTCGATGCGCAAAGTTAACACCGACGCCGACGCGAGCCTGCGCGGAGATCTCTTGGACAGGCTTGTGAAGCTTGAAGGGCGCATTGACCGGATGACGGCAAACCAAGCGGCGGAACGCGAGCTTCATAACGCCGAAATGGGCGTGATGCGCCACCGGATGAACAACGAAAGCCAAGCCTTCGACGCGGCGCTCAACCTGCTCGAAGGCACTGATGCTGTTCCCGCCGATCGCTTGAAACGCATCCTCGATCACCGGGACGCGCAGCGCTCGCAATACATCACCGAAATGGCGGCAATCACTACCGCTCGCATCGACCTTGCCAAGCTGGCAGGGACTGAGGGAGTCACAGCATGACTATCGACGAAATGATCGACGCCATCATCGAGCGCGAAGGCCGCTATGTGAACCATCCGTCCGACCCCGGCGGTGCGACCAACTGGGGCATCACCGAGCGCGTCGCGCGTGCCAACGGCTATCAGGGCGATATGCGAACGCTCCCCAAGGCGACCGCCCGTGACATCTACCGTCGCGTGTATGTCGAACAGCCGGGGTTCCTTCCCATTGCTGAGATTGACCCGCTGGTGGCAGAGGAAGTCATCGACAGCGGCGTGAACGCCGGGCAGAAGCGCGCGGCCCTGTGGTTTCAGCAGTCGCTCAACGTCCTCAACCGGCGCGGCGTCGACTATGCCGACATCGTGGAGGACGGCGCGGTCGGCAAGGGGACGCTCGCGGCCTTCCAAGCCCTGCGCCGGAAGCGCGGCGAGCAGGGCGCGCGCCGCCTGATGCTGCGCTGCCTCAACGGGTTGCAGTTCGCCCACTATTTCAGTCTCGCCAAGGGCAGCACGAAGTTCGAGGACTTCATGGTCGGGTGGGTCGAGAGCCGCATCGGATCTATCGGATGAGCCGCCCCTGTCTCCCGATCAGCGACCACGGCAGTGAGGTCCTAATCCTCGGCATTATTGCTGTCGGCGTGATGATCCTCGCCGGGATGGCGATTGAGGCGAACAATGCGGGCGAGGCCTCGGCTTGGACCGCTGTCCTCATGGCGATCATCGGTGCGATCAAGGACCGCTGGCAGGGGCGTAGCGTCGATCGCATGGGCGCGAGCCTCGCCAATTCGCCGCCAGCCGAACCGCCTGCGGACCAAAAGCCGTGACAGCCAAGCAACATCCAAAGGATTGAGCAGATGAACTTCAATTTCACCATTACCGCTGACACCCAAGACGACGCGATGCGCGCGGCGGTCGAGCATCTCGACGCGTTCGTTTTGGAGCACCCACTGTTTGACCGCCAGAAAGCGGCGGTGCTCGGGGTCGTCGAAGCGGCGATCTACCGGGCCGACGATCTGCTCGAAAGCGAGAGCATCAAGGTCGACGTCGAAGGCGAACTGGCTACGGCTGGAAGCCGTGGCGCCGCGTTCTCCATCGAAGTGAACGTTTCGATACAGCCATGATCTCGACGCTCACCATCATACTGATGCAGCACTTCGCGCTCGATCCGATCCCCGCATATCGCGCTGCGTGGGCCGTCGTAGTCGCCAGCGCCGCCATGCTCGCCTTCGCGGTCTCTCTCTTCATCAACGGAGGCTGACATGCCCCTGCCCCTAATCCCATTGGTCGGCCCGCTTCTAATCCGGGGCTTCACCAAGCTGCTGCCGGGGAAGCTGGTCGAGACGTGGGCACCCCGCCTCGCCAAGCTGGCCGGTCTCGTCATCTTGGCCGGGCTGCTCTGGCTCGCGGCGTCGATGGCGATCAACGCGATCCGGGCAGACGCGCGAAACGATCTGCTCGCCGACCAGGCCGAAGCTCAGCGCATTGCCGACGAAGCGCAGCGCATTCGCGAAACCGCTGCCGCCGATGCGCGCGACGCCGCACTCGCCGCCGGGGCCGAAGTGGATGCCGCACAGCAAAAGGAACTGACCGATGCGACGCAAGACCTTCCTGATACTCGCCCTTCTGCCCGCCAGCGTTCTCGCGTCTGCGTCGAGCTGCAACAGCAAGACAGAGCCGCTGGTAAGCTTGCGCGTAGCTGCTGACACCTTCGACCGTCCTGACCGCCCACAGATGACCGCTGAGGCGCTGGAGAGCGCTGAGGCGGGCGAGAGGGTGCAGGACGCCCGCGATGCGTGGGGCAAGGCCGTGGCGCGCCAGCTTGACGCCGCGTGCCGAATGATGGCTGCGAGCGGGGTTGTCGGTCTCAACCCCTGCCGTCCGGCGAAGGCGGAATGGGAGTAGGTCCCTCGTAATCCCGATGGACGTCCCTTCTAATCCGAAGGGATGTTTTTTTATTCGGTTGACTCTTTTTTTCGAGAGACGTCTTTCTAGCGCAATGGCGCACAGCTTCATTGCATACATCGACGAGTCTGGGGATGATGGGTTAACTGGTCGCTTTCGCAAAGCGGGAGCGCAGGGCGGGTCTTCGAACTGGTTGACGATTGGCGCGGTCGTGTGGCGCATGTCTCGCGATTTAGATGCCGTGCAGTGGGCCAAGGAAATCGCTGCTCAAATGCCGAAGCAGCGCCGCAACCGAACCCTTCATTTCGCGGACATGGATCACCCGCAGCGGATTATGGCGATCAATGGGATTTGCCGACGTCCGATGCGCCTCGTCACCGTCATCGCGAATAAGCCAGTCATTCCGCCTGGAACCTATGTTCAGAAAAACCAGCTCTACCATTACATGTCGAGGTACTTGATTGAGCGCCTATCGTGGCTCTGCCGAGACACGCGTCCGACCGTGCCAGAGGGTGACGGCAGGCTGAAAATCATATTTGCTCGGCGCGGCGGGATGTCCACTGACGACTTCAAAGACTATCTGCGGCTCTTGAAGGCCGTGGACGATCCGGATATTCAAATCCACTGGCCGGTGATAGATATTGAGGGCATCGAGGCCCACGACCAGCCTGCGAAGTTTGGCCTTCAAATGGCAGACATTGCGGTGTCGGGTCTCACTTGGGCACTGGAGCCAGATTTCTACGGCAACTGTGAACCGAGATTTGCTCGGGCGCTCAAGCCGATCGTCTATCACCGGGGCGCCAACTATCTGAGCTACGGCGCAAAGCTCGTGCCGTCGTATGCGAAGATACCAGAGTGCGACGAGGTAAAGGCGTTCGCAGAATTGTACGGTAAGTGAGACGGCCCCCCGGCCCATAATTGCGATCTCTCGCCTGCAACCTCTCGGATGCTCTGGGGAGTTCCGGCGTTGGCCGCCTCACCACTTATATGGCTGATTCAACAGGAAAATTCAAGTCATTTGCGCCGAATCCAAGCGCTTGTATTGGCGCGGTTATTTCCGGAAAAATGGGAAATGCGACGAACTGACTGGCGGGCGCGCCCGAACCTGATGACGGCACCGTCAATAGGTTCGTCCGACGCCGCGCCCTGAGCCTCCCGCTTCCTACGACGGGAGCCGACCAGCCGGTTGCATGATTGCGCTTCTGCCCTTGGAAGCGCCAGGCGGAGATGCCCTCAATCGGGTTCTTGTCGCCGTTGCCGGTCGTGGAGTGCCTGACCCTCTCCGGCCTTGCGGCACATCGACAGCACGACAAGGAGGGCGGCGACCGCCGACATTCGGTTGAGCGTCCAAAAGCCCTCGCCTTGTCCAAAGATATTCCAATAATAGCCGCGCGCCATAATCAGGATGAGTGCGGCGAAGATTGCGACATAGAACACTCCGGTGCTCTCTCCGTGTCGGCCCCAGAGAAGCCCGAGCGCGGCAATGAGGACCAGTGACAGCGCCATCCAGTGCAGATTCATGCCCCTCTCCCTCGCTTATGTTGTCACGAAAATAGGTAGCCGATCCCGTAGCCCACGGCCGTGAGCCCTGACGCGATGACAAGCGAGAAAAAGAGCATCAATGGCTTCGAGGGGTTGCCTTGCACCTCAGATGCCTTCGGACCGGTAAAAAGCAGAACCACTCCGAAGATTGCAGCGAAGATCGCGGCGCGGAGCAAGCCAGCCTCCGAATATCCGAGATAAATCGGGTAAGCCAGAAAGACCAAGCTGATCGCAATATGCATAATTCATCCCCCCGCCGGCTGATTTATCTTAGCTTCCACGCCGCCACAACTGCTCTGAACGTAGCGGTGACGAAGGGGGTCGACACCCAAATTTGCCGTTAGAGCTAGAAGTAGCGTCGGAAGCCTGAGGCGGTGCGCACAAACCGGCCGCCCCTTGGACCATACTCAATTTCAGGTGACCACGATGCCTGAAGAGACTCCCCGGATCGAAAAGAGTAATTTGGCGATGGTGCGATGCCGACTTCCACGGTCGACCGCGCTGGAACCAGGTTTGGGGAAAGATTCTCCCGAGGCGACCAAGCTTCTTTCCCCCAGCAATTTATCAAAACCCATGCACCCTCATCACTGACGACACTGACCATGCTGCCGTACGGGGGCGCCATCCTAATGGCGGCACCGCGGCGCGGCTCATAAAGGCAGTTTGCGTCATCAACGACGACATATGCGAACCCTCTGAAGGCTTGGTTCGCGCCCTCGCCAGCCTCTCGCTCGATTTCATTGTCCATATCTAGGCCCCCCCCTTCCGATGTGGTCGCAGAACGATGACAGCGACCGCCGACAACTTCATTCCATGCTTTGAAGCGTCCTCCTCGCGTCAGCGCCAGTCCCGTAGGCACCATTGTCTGATGGTCCGCAATTGATCGATACCGTTGAAAAAGTCCGGCCCTGTAATTTTCGGTCGCGGTGATGAATCTTTGTGCGTAATTGATCGGCGGCTATGAATCGATGCTGCCCGTCAGGGTCTGACTGCGCACCATTGTTTCAAGCCTTACGGAAGGCCGACTTTTTCAACAACATCGATCGTTTCCGGTCATTGCGTCGCACACTAACGCCGACCCGGCGGCACGATGTCTTCAACGACTTCGATGTGCTGCCAATCTCGGCCATCCCAATAGCCCGCGTGCGTCGCTCCCGCCTTGATCGCATCGGGAAGCAACAGCGTATGGCTTTGGTCGCTCGGCGTGACCGGCTTCCATCCGTCGCCGATCGCGATGAGGCCGTACCAGCCGTTGAGAAGCTCATCCCTGCTCATCAGCTAAGCGTTCGGGCCGGATCGCACGTCGGTCAAGCGTCGTCCCATAGCGCCGCATCGAGCATCGCAGCATAGATCGCCTTGGCATCTTCGGCCCCGGCGTCAACGACGCGGTCGTAAGCCGTGGCCCGGCCAACCTCTGCCATGGCGTCGCTCGCCTCGCGGATCGCTATCAGGACTTCGCGGACCTCGGGCACATAATCCTGCCATAGCGGCTTTCCGTCCATGGTGGCGTTCTCAGGGTTGCCCGCATGGCGACAAAGCGCCCGTGCTGCTGCCTCAACTATAGGGGACATCGAAATCTCCCGAAACAATCGCCTGCGCCTCGCGGCTCGCTTCTGCCAGGACATACAAAGCTTCGGCAACTCGGCCTAGATAAAACGAGCCAGCAGGCGTGAGTGTGATTGATCCGGGCTTGCCGTCCACGAGAGGAAAACCGAGCTTTGTTTCCAGCGACGCTATTCGGACCCCAATGACCCTTCCCTGCACGCCAATCGTGTGGCCGGCGCGCGAATAGCTCCCCGTTTCCGCGACGAGTTGGAGCGCCACCAATTCGTTGATTTTCAGTTTTGAGATCAAAGCAGCGACTTGTCGTCTGTTACTGCTGCGGTCCGCTTTGCGAACCACGGATCGACGGACCGATCGACAGCCAGCCGGTCGGCAGGATATTTCCGAACCAGCACCATCGCCTCCTCTGCGGGCGCGCGCAGCCATGTGTCGTGCTCGTCCGGATGCAAGATCACGGGCATGCGGTCGTGGATGTCCCACAGTTCCGCCGTCGCATCGACCATGACGCCAGAATAGGCATCGCCCCATTCGTCGGTTGGTCGCCACAGTCCTGCCCATGCGGCAATCGGCTGGTCGGCAACGCTGATCCACGTGCGCGTCATCTTACCCTTCTGGCCCTCGGCCTCGGCGAAAGCGGTGAACGGGATAAGGCACCGCTGAGAAGGCTCGACGAACTGCTTGCGCCAGAACGTCCAGAGCTTGTCGTCGCGGAGATTGTTCACCGGCTGCGGCTTGTTCGGCTTTCCGGTGCGCTTGTTGGTGGTGTGGCGCGGAAAACCCCAGGCCATCGATTGAAGGATGCGCTGGCCGTCCTGCTCGCGGACGACAATGCCGGGATAGCCGGGGTAGACCTCCGCTGGCGCGTTAAAGCCGTAGTCGCGCGACGTGCGGAACAGGTCCGCCATCTCCGCCACCGTGCTCTTGTTGGTGTACAGGTTGCACATCCGCTGATGATGCCGCTTCGCGGGGCAGAGTCAACGCCGCCACTCGCGACCATTGACAGTCGGTTGCGGACGCTGCCGAGATGGTCGGCGAACGACCGCAATGGGGTGGGAAGCGGACGTCATCGGCCCGAAAGGACAGCCTCGTCGATTTCACCCGCCATCAGCTGGGCTATCTGATGTTGGAAGGCCACGAGGTCGGGATAGTTGGTCGTGAACGACGTTCGGACTCGATCCGTTTGATTATGTTCGTCAGCAATCTCGACACCCACTCTAAGGTCACCCCGAGCGTTTGCCGGTATGATCTCCACTTTCAAAATGAGATCGTCTTCTTCCTGCATGTCGTAGCCCCACTGAGCAGAAAGCGGCCTGTCCGCCGAGATTGGGTATGTGTGCAATGACTCCCCAAACTCCTTGACGTCCTGCCATTGAACCCAAAACCCGCCTGTTCCCGAAAAGCACGCGGTCGATACGTGAACCTCCAGTCGACCGAAATCATCCAAGACATTTTGTGGGGTGCCGTCGTAGCGATATCGGAAGCTAAGATGCGTCATCGGAGGACTGTGTGCAAAAGCTGTAACGTCCGCAAGTGGTCGGTTGCTGCCTTTCCGTCCGCTTCGAGCCGATTGCCCCAAATGGGGAGCGTCTATGCCTTCATGCAATCCAGTATCGATTGCGCTTCAGTGCGGATTTGGCCCATTTCAGACGATGCTAAAATCGCCTCGACATCCCCCGACGTTTTATCGACAAGATCACAAAACGCCTCTCCCAGAGCCATAATACGTGCGTCCAAAGGCCCGAACACGGGTCGTCTAGCTTTGACATTTAGCGACAGGTTACTGCCGAAGAGCATCGAATGGCATAGCTCTTCCGGCACGCACATGACGCTCTGATCACGCCCCATCCAGTAATAGTCTTGGAAGTCTTTGTCGCTCAGCTCTCGAAGAGCCGCTAGCACCGTTTCTTTGTTCGGTTTGAACATGTCAGGCTTGCCTTGCTGCGATGGTTGCCTGCGGCATCTTGGCCAAAAGGTTGAATGTCTGCAATCGGTCGTTAGCGGTCATTCCGCCGAATCCGCTCGAATGGCAGCAAACGACCGATAGCAGACGCAATCGAAACGGGATACGACGGGGCATGACTTGGAAGTTCGATCAAGCTCGGAATGTGGCCTGTATCACCTGCCGCTCGGTAATCGATGGTCATCCGGTTCTCGTCGTCACCCACTATGAAGACGACCATTCGTGGGGTTTTTTGGACGGGCAGCCGGTCGATATGGCAGCAGCGCTGGTGGTCGCAATGTCAGAGGTTGTGGATCGCCACCCTGACCTCGATGAGATAGCCAGCCTCCCTCCCGGTTGGGAAGCAACCCGAACTGGCGTGGGTGAGCCTTGGTCAAAGCGGCAGAGCGATTGGGGTGCAGAAGCTTAATCGCAAAGGCAGCTTCCCACCCCATATCGGACGTTCAACGCCGCCGCCGCAACTGCCGCTTCCACTCGTGAATATCCGGCATGCGCAATTGCCGGGTGGGATTGTCGCGACATAAATCCAGTGTCGCCAGCGTACGCGGACGCTTCGCATACAAGCACTGCAAACACCGCATCCGCTTACGCACCTCAGGCAGATGATCGCGCCAGCCCCTGCGCTCGAAAAGATACCAGAGCGCGTGCGGATCGAAGATGCCGACGTTCCCGCACTTGCACGACACCTTGATCGTGTTGTGCCTGACCGCCGCGTCGAAAAGGTCGCGGATAGGGTTCACCAGTTCTCGACTCATGACTCGACAATTTAGAACGAAAAGAGAACAATGGGGCAAGGAAGATTCGAGTCGGAGTGACAGCGATGGTAACGATTGAACGCAAATTCCGCGGTCTGGAGCTGTGGGACGTTGACGATGTGTCGTCGTCCGTGCGCGAGGAGGCCACTGCCGCAGCACTTGCCGTGCTGGACGCTGAGGGGGTGTCGCCAATCGAGGCGCGTTACGCGCAGTTCAACCTTGAGGCCATGGATGATCGGGGCGACCTGGACGACGGCGCCGACCTCGCTTCCGGCGGCGTGAATGAAAAACATTTGAAGGCTGGCCGATTGGCGGAAAGCGCTGCGTCAGAAATCATCCAGAAATTGGCGCCCGACCGTGCCTTGCCGCACCTCATGCTTGGCGTCGAGGAGTGGGCGCTCGACCAGTATCAGGCAACTCAGGTCGATCCGACGAAGAAGGCATGACGGTGAGCATGGGCCACAATGGGAAGCCTGACGCCGACCGTATTGCCGACTATCTCGAAGGCAAGGCGCAGCGGTTCAACGATCGCGCGGGCCGCACTGGCGACGCTGATCTCCGGACGCGCGCCACGACCCTCAATGCAGCGGCTTCGGATATCCGTGCACGGCTTTTCGAGGACTGACATGCACCGGATGGACCGCCAAGACTTGCGAGACAGCTTCTTCATCAAGATCAAGACTATGCGCCAAGGAAGGCACCGGAGCGGGCGGCACCCCATGCCCGACCTCAAAGACGATAATCTCGCGGGCCAGCTCGCTGCCGCTCTGGTGGATATTGTGGACGGCGATAGCCGCATGGTCATCAGGACTGAGGAAAAGCCGCAGTCGCACGGCGTGCACGGCAAATGGGGAATAGACGAGCCTTGGCCCGATGGTATTGAGCCGAAATAATCGGTCTGCTGGGACAGCCAGCGGGACATCAATCGCTGCTGTGCGCGCGGGTTTCAGGGAACTGAGGAGACATCAATCGGGACAGTCACGGTGACGTCACGTGACGGTCTGTGACGCTTACCTGCACGGCGACACAACGCGCGAGCGGCGCTTTCAATGCTGGGGAACATTACCATCTCCAGTCTGGACGACTCGCTCAACCTAGCAAACGGCTGAAATCGCCAGCGTTCATTCGAACAAGATAGCTGTCACGACGATAATCAACGGTCGCCAGCTCGGCGTTGATCTTGGCATAAGCACTATTTGGATCGGCAAAAATTCTCCCGTCCCCGCCCTTGGTCTGCTCCCTGATGAGAATCGCGTTTGCCTTCCCCCGCAAGACCATCCGCTTTATGGTCAGGCTGATATATTCCTTGGTTCCTTGTTCGCGGTCAATTTGGTGGAATATCGACGCTATGCAGGGGTCGTACGGACCGAGCACCGTTTTGCGGTCTAAAATGAAGTCTGTGACCGGCTGCGTCATAGCAGGATAGGCTGCGGCGGTGACATCCAGAAGCTTGCCATCCGGAGTTTCCCACACGACATGGTGTAGCGCCTCGATGAAATGTCCTGGCAGTTCTGAGAGCATCCACCCACATTGAGCGCGCCCGCCATGCTGCCCGATCATATTCCGGACGTTTATATAGCAGTAACCTGTCGGCAGTCCGCCCGACTGCTCGACCTGCAAAACATCTGCTTTCGGAAAATTTCGCCGAAGGAACGCTTTGGCGCCCGGACCATCTTGCGCCAGTTCAGTCTGTGGAAGCATAATTTCAGTCTCCGGTCGAGCGGGACCTTAGTTCCAGTTCTCTTGCCATGACAGTCTAAAGAGGGGCGGCGAGCCGAAACCCGCCGCCCTGTCGTGGCTGCGTCGATTAGCTGACGCGGTAGTGGTACGCTGCGACACCCTCGGGACCGGGCAGGATGATGACGCCCATATCCTCGCCGTCATGGGTGACCATCGGCAAGTCGGTGTCGTCGCGCTCGCCGTCGTCCGCGATAGGACAGCCGGGGCCATCGTAGGCCACGCCGTGCATGTAGTAGGTGCGAGGCCCTGTCGTCGCCTCGTCCTCGTCCATCATGCCTGCGGGGTCGTCGTCCTCCATGTCCTCGGTCGGCGCGTCCATATCGTCGAGCCGGTCGATGATCTGCTGCGCCAGCCTTTCCAGTTGCGCGCGGGGCAGCGACGGGATGACGGACAAGGCTATGTCGGCGGGGAGCCTGCCAGCCTCGCGAAGCCAGAGCGCGCTCACTTGCTCGCCCCTGACATGCGGCGATCCGCATAGCTCGTTCCGAGCGACAGGCGCCGCGCGTCATTCGTAACTGCCTCTCGGTATCGGTCGAACCGTTCGCCCTCGGCGCGCAGCCAAAAGCGCCCGATGATCCGCTTCTTTTCGGATGCCAGCGACTTGGTAACCGCCGGACATGCTATCAGCACGTCCAGTGCTGCGAACAGATGGCGGCGGGCCTCCACGACTTCCCGCCCGGGCGCGTTGGACAATGGGCTTTCGGTGTGCTGCCAAACCGCCTTGGCGCGCAAGGCCGCGTCGGCGGCGATCCGAAAGGCTTTTGCGGCTTCGGCATGGGCTTCCTTGGCGAGCGCCCTTTGCTCGCTCTCCGAAAGCTGCTGCGTCGCGGCGAACAGGGCCATGAGGCCCTGCCCCCCTTTTCCTGCCGCCGCACTCACCGCAGCACCGCGAAAGCAAGGTTCACCATTTGGACGGTGAACCATGACGCACCGAGCGCCGCAACGATGCCAGCGAGGGTCTTGGGGGCGGTGTCGCCCTTATACCGCGCCCTCACGCCTCACCCCCTTTCGGGGCCATCTTGCGATCTATCACGCGGCGCAGCCAGTACCGCTGCTCAGGCGTGGCGCACGCGAGGTGGGCAAGTGCCGCCGCGTCGCTGCCGCGCCCGACTGCCGTTGCCAACGCCTTGAGCTGGGTGTCCTCGTCGAGCGCGTGGAGGATTGCGTAGACGACGGCGCGCTCGCCTTCCAACCTGTTCGAGAGCATGTAGTCGGCCATCTTTTCGACCTCGGCCATCTTGGCGCGCTCGAAGGGCAACGCATAATCGAACCACTCCCCATAGTGGTCCTTGAGCGCCCTTCCTGCGGCGCGCTGCTCTTTCCAGCGGTGATTGTTGACCTTGCGCGGTGCTGCGGTCGGCAGCTTCACGACACCGGCGCTCATGCGGGTTTCCTTTCGGCCCACAGGTGCGCGGCGGGGGCGGCGTCGATAAATTCATCAAGGCCGGTCCGCATTTGCTCGATGCGCTGCTTGATCTCGTAGGCCATCGTGTCGATGGAGTTGATCTCGCGAAAGATGCTTTCCCGGTGGCCGCCCGCATTAACGGTGGCCCTCAGGTCGATGATGAAATGTTCCAGACATTCGGCGAAAACGCGAACCGTGCTGAGGTCGCCCGTTATGCACTCAAGGTTGAGCGGGGCGGGCTTGTCGGTGTTCGCGGTAAACGTAGTGGCGCCTTCGGGCGCGGTAGTGCTATTGCCAGTCATAGTCGTGTCCCTGTCACTTAGGGTTGCGATCAGCGCCGGGGTTGGGATTGCCGTCCCGTCCTCGGCGCGCCTTGGGGCGTTCCCAAGGTGATATGGTTTGTAAAGCTGGTTAATGCTTGCGTCAACCCTGCCGCTGATATAATTCGTAAAGGTATGACACCGAAGCAATGCAAGATGGCCCGCGTCGGCCTCGCCTGGACCGCCGAAGACCTTTCCGACAAGTGCCAGGTATCTCGTGTGACGATCGCGCGTTTCGAGTCCGGGGTGACGGTAGCCGCCGCGTCGGTCGCAGCGATGGAAGCAGCACTAATCGCTGGAGGGGCCGCGCTCACGCAGAAGATGGGGCAGATCGGCGTTACGGTCCCAGCATAGACATGGGCCGCCCAGCGAAGACTCGGGCAAAAGTGGTTCGCAAGCGCCCACCGGCTAAGTTGGAAGTCTCATACATATTCAGGATCGAGCGTTTCGCGCCCAGCTATGCGTTGAGCGGGGGTTCGGAATGGCAGGAAACAACCTTTGACGAATATTTCTCGCTTGAGTTCACCGCTCGCTGCCTAATCCCTGAAAAATACGCGGATCGATTGACCGAGTTTTCGATCGGGGGAAGTCGAGAGCTGACGAAGCTGCAATCTCAACCTGCCAACGGCCATAAGGCCCAAGGCGTGGGGCTGCTGACCTTCCACGGCAAGAGATCGAAGATGGATGGGCGGATTCCAGTCGACGCGATGCAATTTATTTCGCCGCAGATCGGCTTGGGAACCATCAAGTTCATCTACCTGATTGGCGATCCAGTCGTTCGGGGGAACGCGTCGATCCGATGGATCGCGTTTGAAAGCGAAGTCGATCTAGAGCGGCAATGA